CCTTTCGGGGTGGCTCCTTTCCACTAAAAGTGGGGAAAGGATAAATCATTATGGAATTAAAAGTTAAAGGTAAGGAATACAAGGTTAGATTTGGATATAACAGTTTCTGCGACACAGATTTGATGGACAGAACAAAGGATTTGCTTGGAATTTTTGACAGTGAAGAAGTTGAAAATGACAGTGATGTGGGCGGCATTGGCAAGGTTAAAGAACTGTTTTGCTGTGTTCGTGATTTGCTTTACGTTGGATTTCAGAAAGAAAATCCAGTTGAGAGCGTTCAGGAAGTAGGAGATATTCTTGACGATTACCACGATGAATCGCCAGATAAAGGAATCCTTGATTTGTTTACGCAGTTGACGGAGGAATTGATGAGTAAGGGTTTTTTGGGAGACCTGTTAAACCAGATTGGGGAGACAGAGGAAGCATCGGAGAAAGTAACGAAACTTCCGCAAGACCACAAGAAGCCACAGAAAAAATAAATAAGTCATACTCGGATTTTATATATGAAGATGTAATACCTCATTATCTTTTCTATGGAGTTTCTTACGATAGGATTATGGAAAGTTGTCCAAAAGACCTATATCCATATGACAAAGCGCATGAACTCCAGTTAAAAGAACAAGATGAATTGCAACATATATGGTGGGGAAATTATGGAATATCTGCTTTGATTGTAGCCATAGACAGTTGCTTGAATGGTAAATCAGCAAAATCGGAATATATTAAAAGTCCAATTATGGCAAAAATGTTTGAAGAAGAGTATATAGCAGAAAAAGAAACAGAAGAACAAGAGATAAAGAAAGCAATTGAAATTGAAAAACAGTGGATGGCAAGGTCTATGAACAAGGGATTGCCAGAAACAATCATATAAGGAGTGTTAAAAAATGAAAAAAAAACATTCAATTAGAATTGACAGAAAAAAGTTACATCCATGGTTAAACTACAAACTTGGACTTTTGCTTAAAGAGTGTGCAAAAAATGGAATCTATCTGATTATCACAGAGGGATTTCGTACAAAAGCATATCAGGATTCGCTTTATGCAAAGGGAAGAACAAAGCCGGGCAAGATAGTAACAAATGCTCCGGGAAGTTCTTATTCTTCGCAACACCAATTGGGAATTGCTTTTGATATTGCAATCAATGATTCTAAACTGCTTTATAACGATAAACTGATTAGAAAAGTTGCTAAGATTGCAAAATCAAAGAAAGTTGGTTTGAAATGGGGTGGCGATTGGAAGTCTATTGTTGATACACCACACTTTTACCTTGGCAAGTGGGGAAGTACAACCAAAAAGTTAATGTCCACATATGGCTCTTTTGATAAATTCAAGAAAACGTGGACCGGTAAATTACGTTGCAACACATATTTGAGAAAAGGACGTTTGTTTACGTCTAAAAAACTTATGACAATCAAAAAAGGTGAAACAGTAAGGATTCTGTGGAAATCAAAAGTAAGCAGAGTTGCCAAAATTGAGTATGCAGGAAAGTACGGTTTTATTAGATTGAAAAATCTTGCGTAATGCAAATGATAGATAGTGAGGTGTTAGTATGTCAGAAACAGTTGAATCGTTGGATATTAAAATAAATGCAACGGCAAAAAGTGCCAAAGATGAAATTACAAATCTTGTTGGTAAAATTGATGTATTAACATCTTCACTGTCTAAGATTAACGGTAGCAATTTAAGTGGACTTGCAAATGGAGTATCAAAACTTGGAAATGCTACCAAAACATTAAGCGGAGTAAAGGCAACAGACTACAATAGAATTGCAAAAGGATTTGAGCGTTTTGCGAAAATTGATGTTGGTGGATTATCTCGTACTGCCAGTGGTTTGAATACACTGGCAAATGGTCTTAACAATCTTGGAAACATTCAGAATCTTAGTGGCATTACATCTGCCGTAAATGCAGTTAAAAACCTTTCAAAAGTGAATATGGCTGGATTTGATACATCCAAAATGACAGAGATTGCAAATTCTGTTTCAGATTTAGCAACCAAACTTAGCGGTGTATCTGCAATTGAAAGCACTGTGACACGTGTTGTGGGTTCGTTATCAAGGCTTTCTAATAGCGGTCAGTATATTGGTAATGTAACAACAGAATTTCCGATTTTAGGCGAACAAGTAGTAAAACTGGTAGGTAAATTATCTTCTGCAAATGCAATTGATATTAGTATTACAAAAGTTGTAGAGGGTATTGCTAAACTTGCAAATGCCGGAAAGCGTGTTGGCGAAACAGTTGCAAACCTCGATAAACTTGGTAACGGTGTAATGAATTTGCTGAAAAAACTGCAAAATGCACCTCAAATCAACTCAAACGTAGCCAACACAATTCAAGGTCTTGGAAACCTTGCGTCAAGCGGTAGTAGAATTTCCACTGTTTCTGATAGAGCATCAACAAGCACTAAAAAACTTGGAAATGCACTTAGTTCATTAAAAGACAAATTAAAAAGCGCACATAAATCATCAAAAGGTTTTGTAAGTAGCATTGGTATGTTTTATGCTAAATTCTTTTTGGTAATTCGTGCTGTAAAGAAATTCGGTCAAGCAATTGGTTCGGCGCAGGACTACATTGAGGAATTTAACTATTTTTCGGTTGCGCTTGATAAGGTTGGAAAAGACAGTGCTAACCAGTTTAAGAAAGCCGGTTATAATAGTGCGGAAGAATATGCAGGAAGTTTCCGTAAAAGATTTGGAAAACTTCAAAAGCAGTTGACTGGATATGATGTTGATTATAACACAGGAGATGCAACAAATACTTTTTCACACAACCTTGGTTTGGATTTAACAGAGGTTATGAACTACAACGCCGCTATTGCACAGATTACGAACTCTGCCGGTATGCTTGGTGAAACGTCGATTGCCACTTCAAAGGCACTTACTATGTTATCAGCAGATTGGGCGTCTTTAGCAAACTTAGACACTGCTGATGTTATGCAGAACTTCCAATCTGGTTTGGTAGGTCAGTCTAGGGCGTTATATAAGTATGGAATCGACATCACCTCCGCAGGCTTAGCACAAACTGCTATGAATCACGGTATTACAGAAAGTATTAAAAACCTTTCGCAACAGTCCAAAATGCAGTTGCGTGTTTTGACTATGTTGGAACAGTCAAAGGTTGCATATTCCGACCTCGCCAAAACAATTAATTCGCCAAACAATCAACTTAGGATGCTTGATGCTGGATTTAAAAAACTGGCTTTGACGCTGGGCTCCTTGTTTATGCCGATTGTTCAGAAATTGTACCCATATATGAATGCTGTGGTTATGGTTTTGCAGGATTTCGCACAGTGGGTAGCGAAACTGGCAGGAATCAAACTTGGTGATACGGATGGTTCACGGAAAACACCAGAGGTACCGGACTACTCCGATGCGGCAGACGATACGGATAAAGTTGCTAAGAACATGGATAAGACGGCTAAAAAGACAAAAAAAGCCGCCGACAATTTGCAGTCATTCGACCAAGTAAATAAATTGCAGGACAACAGTGATAGTGATAGCGATGACGATGATAACGATAAGAATGCCAATATTGACCTTTCTAAGGATATTAGCGACGCATTAAAGAACTATGAAAAGATATGGGATAATGCTTTTAAGAGCAACCAGAACAAAGCAGTTGAGTTGTATAAGAAGATGAAGAAAGCAATCCTTGACGCATGGAAAGGTGGAGATTTTACTTCTCTTGGTTCGGCACTGGCTAACTGGATTAACAAGGGAATGAGAAGCATTCCATGGACAAAGATTAAAAAGACTACGAAGAAGATTGCTAAATCTCTTGCTACGTTTTTGAATGGATTTGTCAAAAAACTTGATTGGACAAAACTTGGAGAAAATTTCTCCGAGGGATTGAATACATGGTTTGAAACATCATACACCTTTTTCAAGACGTTTGATTGGCTCAAATTCGGTCAAAGTATTAAAGAGGGTATAACGGCTGCCATAAATACTTTTGACGGTGATTTAGCAGGAAAATCGCTTGGAGCGAAGTTGCGTGGTATGATTCAGTTTGCGTTTGGCGTTATGGTAGATTTTCCATACAAAAACCTTGGAAAGAAAATTGGAGATTACATCAATGGATTTCTTGAAGAGATGGGAGAAGTACGCAAGAATACTGGGTTAACTGGATGGCAGGAGTTAGGAAAGACAATAAGTGATGGAATTACTGGAATACTTGATACAATTGACACCGCACTTTCTACCGTAGATTGGTGGGAAGTAGGAAAAGCAATTGGAGATTTTCTTTCTGAAATAGAATGGGGAAAAACACTTTTGAAAGTAGGGAAAATAATAGTCAAAGCATTGTTTAGTGCCTTGAAAGTGGCTATTTCTGCATTTGCTAGAGACCCATTAGGTATTGCATTTAAGTTATCAACGGTTATTGCTGGATTTATGGCTTATAAAAAATTCAAAGCCGTATGGGGCGCAATGAAAATAATGTTTGGAAAGGGAATACAAGATTCTCTGGTTAAATCAGCAACAGAAATAAAATCGGGGAAAATAGCGTCAGCATGGAGCAAGAAATTTAGCACAATAGGAACAAAATTAGGAAAACTGGTTGGAAAACTTATGGTTGTTGAAATTGCTTTTCAGATTGCCGGCGCAATTACTGATAAATTGCTTGAAGCATCTGGCGGTGACAGTAAACAACTTACGAAGAACTTAAAAACTATATATGGAGAAAAAGGTGGAAGTTTTGCCGCTGCATTGCTTTCTACGGTTTCAGGAATTACTGGTGGTGATTATCAATCAACGTATGGTTGGAACGCACATTCTGGTGGTGATGTAGACCTCAACAAGACAATTTCACGATACAGTGAATTTTCAAGTGAATTAACTGAATTGCAGAAAAAAATGGATGAACTTGGCATTGCCGCTCTTACGCAAAATAGTATTTTAAGTAAAACAGGAAAAAATTTGCGAAAAGGTATTATTACAAAAAAATCCGTAAAAGATGCAGTTGGAAAAAAGGGAATAAAAAAGGATGAATTGCAAAATCTTCTTGGTATAAATGGAGTAGAAAAAACAGAAGATTACGAAAAAGCACAAAAGAAATTAAAAACTACGATGGAAAAATTAAATGTTCCAGCAAAAGAACAAAAGAGTATTTTGAAATCGTTAGAAACCGAACTTAAAAATGGTGAAATCACATGGGAAGATTACAGAAAGATAACAGATAAGAACTACAAGTCAACAGATGCATTGAAGAAGAAAATTGATTCATTGAAGCCAAAAGCAGTAAAAATCAAGGCTGAAACCTCTGGTGGTGATGATGTTGATAGTTTGCAGGGGAAAGTAAACGGATTGCAAGGTAAGACGATAACTGCTGGCGTAAAGACATTTGGCATTAAGAATCTTGGAGATTTAAGTGTTGCGATGAAAACCATGAAAAACCGTGACATAAATGTGAATATCGACCCTAAACTCCGTAAAGGTTGGTATAACGCAGTTAAAACACAGTTACAACAGAAAAAGTTTTCATTGGATGTTTCAGCTTCAATTAACAATGTGACGGAAGGTAAGCTGAAATCATCTGTCAAGTCAATGGATGGAAGAAAAGTAAATTACGGAAAATTGACTGCTGCTATAAATAATGCCAAAAACAGAGTGACAATAGGTCAGCAAGGACAGATATTCGTAAGTCATGCAGAAAAATCACTAATCAAAATGCTGAAAAAGTACGGATTGAATTACGAGACTTATGCTAACGGTGGATTTCCGGAAGATGGATGGTTCCGTGCAAAGCACGGCGAAATGATGGGTAAATTCGACAATGGTAAGTCCGTTGTTGCAAATAACAAACAGATTACGACCGGTATTTCCGAAGCGGTTGCACCGGCTGTTTATGCGGCTACAAAGGCGGCAATCAAAGAGGAATTATCAAATGCAAATGTCGGTGGCGGTGATGTTTACCTTGACGGAACAAAAGTAACAACGGCAATTATGAACAACGCAAAGAAAATCTCCAAGAACAAAGGAATTTCTTGGAACATGGCTTAAAGAAAGAGGCTCATGCAAATGGGTCTCTTTTTTATGTGAAAAAGTTAGGAGGTGTCATATGGCATTTACGTTGAAGTTTGGTTGGACTAAGGACAGTTTAGAAGATATGCCAACACCAAAATATGAGGGATGGAAAATCTCACGAGAAAAAGTGTGGAACGCAAAAGCAGGAAGAAGTTCAAAAGCACTTTACAACGGAAAGATAGTTGCAAAGAAAGTAACGCTTGACATGGCATTTCCGGCAAATTTGACGCCAAGCGAAATCAAGAAGTTGATGAAGTACGCAGACCCGGATGATTTATCAAACCGGTACGGCTACATACAGTTCACCAATGAAAAAGGAGAAAAAGAAACAAAGCAGTTTTATTTTGGAAACCCTAGTTTTGACGCAATGACTTTCATTAAGGGGAAGTTTATTTGGTCTAGCATACAGATACAGGCGGTGGAGCGATGAGTTATACAGCAAAAGTTTTTTATGTTTTGGAAAGCGACCCTACATATACATTGAAATATGATTCACATGTAAAAGATGTAAATATCGGAGATTCGTTTAGTTTGTCTTTTTTGGATTTTGACTATAACGGAACTCATTACTATGTAAAATACGCTATCAATAACGGAAGTGTGTATAAACGTGGCGTAAATACGATTGATTGTAAAAGCATGATGATTTCTGATGATTATAGGTATATGTCTTGGTACGTGTTCTGCACAGAAGATGAAACAGATATTACTGGAGACTGTGCAGTTTCCTATACTGACATAGCAACAGAATTATATTTGAGTATAAGTACAGGAAATTCGGATAGTGTAAGCACAAGAGGAAAAGAAACGCTAATATCTGTAAGTATATCGCAAGGTTGTGTTAGTGATTCATTTGCCAGTTATGGCTCTACTTATAGCCCTACTATGAGTTGTGAAATGTATGCAGAAAATAACGATTTTACGGATGCCCTTATTGCAAAGACATATTACGATAATACATTAAAAGGAACTATTGTAAATGCATGGATTCTTATAGGAAATGAATTTGCATATCCGGTACCTATCGGAAGATTTGTTGTAAAAGAAAATCCAACATACAACGGTGATACTGTTTCGTTTAATGGGAACGGTTTAATGAGCGAATACATGGATAGAGCAGAAATCGTCATTAGTTCGCTAAACGAATATCACAAAACGGAATTGGAAGAAAAATACGTACCTAGCCAATTGCAGTTTATCTACACACGTGACGACGTTTATTATTGGGAGTATTTGCCGCAAGACTTTTTGCGTGTCACAGGATGTCCGCTATACATTGATAATTGGAAAGATGTTTTATCGTCAATCAAACAATATAAGTTGTACCATTTGATGATTCCTATGTTATCAAATTTTGCGGACAATGATGAGGATGGTTACGATTGGGATTGGGAAAGCAGAATCACATGGAGAGATTTGTTGTCTGGTATAGCAGTTTTGTTACGTGCAAATGTGATTGAAAAAAACGGTGCTTTTTATATTAAGCAGTTACCAGAGTTGCAAACAGATAACAATTACAGACCTATATTTAATGGAGATACCTATGATTCTAATGCGATTTTCGGAAACAACCTTATGTGTCCAAACAACGTATCTGTAAAGGCTAATAATTGGTACTTTTACGAGACAAACAGTGACTATGTTGGATTTGGATATTACGAGGGTGAATCCACGGTCGTATTGAATGACAAGGCAAGCAGTGTATCGAATGTAGAGAATTATCCAGTGACGATTGAAACACCTTGGATATTATACGAAACGCTTGACAGAAATACGGTTCATACGTATTTAGGACAAGTTACGCCAATGCAGTGGAAAACAGGGTTATCCTTTTTGAACAAGGCGTTTGTTTACCATAAAGCGAGTATCGAAACAATGTACTGGCATCCTCTTATGTCGGTTGGTGAAATGCTTACGTTCGAGGACTATGACGGAGTTAAGAAGTATGTGCTTGTCGGAGAAATGACGCTGCACTACGACGGTGGGTTTTATGCAGAGATTACGTCACCGTGTGAAGTGCAGGAATCAAACGCATCGTCAGTTGGTAGCAGTGGTTCCAGTAGTTACAATAGTGGAACAATGGCGCAGGCAAGCGGAACGGTTACTAGTACAATCCTTGGTGCTATTTTCAAGGATGGAGTTATTACAAATAGTAAAATTGCGGATTCCACGATTGAGAATAGCAAGATTAAGGATTCTACAATCACCAACGCAAAGATTGCGGATGCTACGATTGAATGGGAAAAGGTGTCGAAATCTTTTATTACGGATTTGACGGCAGATAATGCGTATATTGAACATCTGAAAGCAACTATCGGTGAGTTTGGATATATTACTGCCGAAAATGCTGATTTGACATATGCAACTATTACATCACTGCGAGCAGTAGATGGAAAAATAGACACCCTCACAGCCAAAGCAATTACAACGGACAATTTGGAAGCCAAAGTTGCTACCTTAGGGTATTTGTCGGCTGAATCGGCAGACGTTAAATTTGCCACCATAGAAAGTCTTACAGCGGTAGATGGGAAGATAGATACATTGTCCTCAAAGGCTATCACTACAGAAAACCTTAGTGCAAAGGTAGCAGACCTAGGCTATTTGTCAGCAGATAGTGCAGATTTAAAATATGCAAACATCAAATTATCCAATATTGAAGTTGCAGATATTGCTACATTATTTGCAGAAGTTGGTCTTATTGATAGAGCAACAATCGTAGAAGGACATATCACTGGTTTTTTAGACAGTGTTGAAGTCAACGCCGCAAACATTACGGCCGGCACTTTAGTGGCAGACAGAATATTGCTAAAAGGCGAAAATGGTTTGCTTTATTCGCTGAATAATTTAGGAGAACTTCAAAGTAAAACAGTTGATACTTTGGATGGATATATACTTACTGACCGGACCGTAAATGCAGATAAAATCGTAGCAAAAAGCATAACAGCAAATGAACTTGATGTTGAAAAGGTTTTTGCGGATTCTGCTGTTATTAAAAAAATATTTTCGCAAGACGTGACGGCAACCGGAACAATCACTGGTGCAACATTAAAAGGTGCAAATGCAGAGATAGATAACGGTTTGATTGGTGGATTTAATATAAAGGAAGATGGAATATCAAAAGCATACACGAAAAGTAGCAGTGAAGCTTCCGAAAAGCAAGATTCATATGAATTAGACATATCAAGCAATGGTATTCCTTCATTTAAAGGAACTGGCCAAATATGGAAAGATAACAGTACAAAAGTTATTTATGAATCAATTTTTGATAACACATTAACAATAGACCAGTATATGTTTTTAAATAATTCAAATATAAAACAATCATGGTTTAGAACGAAGTTTGCTGATTCATATGCCGGAAATATAACCATATCCGAATTAACACCAGACGGAGTAGTGCGAAAAAAAACTAGTTATGGATTAGGGTATGTGGCTAATAGTTTATATGAAAATGGAGAACTCTCGGAAACATTTCCATTTACGGTCGATTCCCCCCTTAAAATACACTCTAATCATAATGCATCACTGACGAATTACGACTTACAAATTTCGTCTAATACTGGAAATCATATGAATCTTGGACAAAGAACGATTCAAGCAGTCGACAAGAACAATGCTGCGACAACTTTATATTTAAACAGTTATGGAGGAAGTATTTCAATTGGTAGAGTTAATGGGGCTGGAACCACTACATTAAATGCTAATGTTGCTTTTGAAAAGCATTGTTCGAGTGTGACAACAACGACGCCGAGTTCAACTATCTTATATGGCATTACCATGAATGGTGGTTTATTCAAAGCCGTAGTATTTCGCGACTATTCAATTGCTTCAGCATCACCTTGGGCGAGCATTGTTCAAACAGAGCTAATGCCTGGTGATTCCGGTGCAACAGATGTTGTCCAGTATCACAACATGGTAACTGGTAGAGGTGAATGTGTTAGAGTGGCTTTTAATGCTAAGACTGGAAACCTAGCCGTTAATGCACAGTATAACACCATAACCAATGATAACCTGAATGGAATAGCGATATTCCCAGTGTTACAATAAATAATTCAAATTAGGAGGTAAAAAGAAATGGATGAAAACAAAATTACACTCAATGACTATGTGGAAAAGAAACTGTCTGTTGAAATCGCAGAACTTAAAGTTCAGCTTGCAAAGACGGAGTTTACGTTTCTTGCTTTGCAGGAAGAGAACGAGCGGTTGAAAGCGCAGTTGGCAGAAAAAGAGGAAAAATCAGAAAAGGATGAATAATATTTTTAAATCTTACATATAATATATTACATGGTAATCCCATGTAATCAAGTTTCGGTTTGGGAGAGGGGTTGCAAATTCCCCTTTCCCTACAATTATATGCTAGGAGGAAATTTATGATAGGCGAACGCAGGAAATATAGAAGAAAGTTAAAGAAACTTATTTCCAAGATGAAAAACGTAGATTCGTTGAGATATTACTATGGGTACATTGCAGAAAAAGAAAGATTGAAAGGTAATACTTATAAGGTATAATGAAATGGAGTAGGATAAAAACCCTACTCCATTTTTTTTATGACAGTTTGTCGTATCTTGATTTGATAGATGGTATTGTCATTTTTTTGTTTTTCTTTCCATCTCTCTTTACGACATAATAAGCGGTTCTTCTTACAGTTCCCCACACGGAAAGCGTTTTACCTCTTCTGTAGCCATAATATTCTTGGTATCCTTGGCTCATGTATACTTCATAGTATTTTCCACCAGACTTTACGATTACGGTCAAGTCACTATCCAATGTATCTTCCTTTACATTTTCTATTTTACCCTTGATTTTTATTTTCTTTCCCTTGTACTTGCCTTTTTTCAATTTGGAATAATTGTAGGATTTACACATTTTCTTATATTTTTTCTTTGATGGCTCTTTCTTGCCAGACCATCCCTCTTTGAATCCGTCGGCAAATTCTGAAAATATTCCCATTGTCCTTGCCGGTATAGCGGCTTTTGAAATTGTTGGAACACATACTGAAATAGTAAGCATTAGCGTTGTTGCTACTGTTAATAGTTTCTTCATAAAACACATCTCCAATCTTTTTTATTTACACAATAATGAATGGTATCATTATTGTGTATCAGTTTTGTTTGCTCTCCAAAGCAGGTCAATTCCCTCTAAAATATATTTTCTGGCTTTTTCATCGAGGGTATAATATTTCTTAATGGCTTCTTTTAGTTCTACATCTTCTGAAATATGAGCGTCCAAAAGGGCATCTTCTTCTGAATATGTTTTATCTTTTCCATTAACCAAATAATCAATAGAGCAATCTAAGCATTCTGCAATTTTTCTAATTTTTGAAATTTTAGGCTCACTTTTACCCTTTTTCCAATCGGAAAATGTACTTTTGGGAAAATCACAATATCTTGCTACTTTTGCATCATTTAAACCTTTTAAATCTCTTAATTTACAGTATCTTTCGTACATAGAAAATCTCCTTATCAAAAAAAGTTGCAATTTCTCAACTTTTAGGGTTGACAAACAAGACTCCCTAATGTATTATAAAAACAAGTTAGGAAATCTCAACCAATTCAAAATTGAGAAATTTATATTATGTTTTTTGCACAATTCATAGTATATACGATTTTCTAACTTTTATCAAAACATAGTTGTAAAAATCGAACAACTAAAAAGGATTTTCGGTAAAAAGACTGTTAGTGTGCCGTCACTAACAGTCCTTTACCCCAATTTTTATACCGTATGCACTTTGCAGTCTTTCGACGCATTGTACGACACCAATGCTTCTTAAAGCACTCTGCCACTTATGCAGTTTGGGTTCAGCATAATTTATTGCCATTAGTTGGCAGATTGCAAGGAACAAGCGGTGTAGTGTGACAAATATCGGAATGTCAACCTCGAGTTTTTAACGAACTTCTCTGTTCGGCTACGCTACACTTGATGTTACATTTCACTCCATTTTAACGTGCTGTGGCTTCACGATTGCGACCTTGCAAATGCGGAACAGGCAAATTCAAAATTGCTTTCAAGGTATACACCTCCTAAGATGAATTTACCTAAAATGGCTTATTTATTATAACGAAAATCCTAACGCAAGTCAAGAAAGGAGATGAGATTTTGGACAAGGGAAATAGAAAGAAAAGTTTTAAAAAGTTAGAATTGCTTGTTAATTCGAGAAACATTACCTTTTATAAATTGGCTGATGAACTCGGATTGGCTAGAAGTACTTTTTCGGATTGGAAATCTGGGAAATCAATGCCAAAGACGGATAAACTGATTAAGATTTCGAATTACTTTGGTGTAGAAATTTCCTATTTTATTGAGTAAAGAAAGGAGTAGACATGAACGATTTACAGATTTTTGAAAATTCAGAGTTTGGAAAAATCCGTACCATTACAAAGGATAATGAGCCTATGTTTTGCTTGGCTGATGTGTGTAAGGCACTTGAACTTACAAATAGCAGAAGTGTAGCGGATAGATTAGAAGATGACGAGCGGTGTAAGTTAGACTTACCCCGTCAGGGCGAGACTTGGTTTGTTACAGAAAGCGGATTGTATGCTGTTATTCTTCGTAGTGATAAGCCGAATGCAAAGAAGTTTCGTAAATGGGTAACTGGCGAGGTGCTTCCATCTATCCGCAAGAATGGCGGTTACATTGCCAATCAGGAGAATCTTACTCCAGAACAGATTGTAGCCAACGCATTAGTTGTGGCACAGAACATCATAACTCAAAAGGACAAGCAGATTGAGGAAATGACACCAAAGGCGAATTACTTTGACGCTTTGGTAGATAAGAAATTGAATACCAACATCCGTGACACCGCAAAGGAACTGGGTATCGGAGAAAAAGCATTTGTTTCTTTTCTTATTGAAAAAGGATATGTGTTCCGGCAGGGGAAACACAAACAGTTGCGTCCATATGCCAAATACGCAGAGAGCGGAAACGGCTTGTTTGTCTTAAAGGACAAGCACAACGAGCAGAACGGTTGGGCAGGACAGCAGATGTATGTAACTCCAAAGGGAAAAGAAACATTCCGTCTGCTTTTGGAAGAAAGGGAGTGAGCCTATTATTCAGAAGATGATATTGGCGGTTCTGACGTTTCTTCTTATTATAACGGTGGCAACAAGCGTGTTTAAGGATGTATACGCTTACGAGCCGGAATATGCACAAGAAGATACGTTATTTATAAAAACAGAAGAACCGCAGGCAAATGTGATTCCAAACGCAAATATGAACAGTTCTTTGGAATCCGCAAAATACATAAAGCAAAAGAAAAAGAAGTACAAGAAAAGAAAAGGAGTTCAATTCTTAATAACTGCATATTGTCCTTGTTGCGATTGTTCAGAGGGGTACGGAAAGATAACTTCTACTGGCAAGATACCGAAGCAGGGAAGAACAATAGCGGTTGACCCTAAAGTCATACCGTACGGAACCAAGGTAAAAATCAAAGGTCTTGGAACATTTATAGCCGAGGATTGCGGCGGTGCGATAAAGGGAAATCGAATTGACATATACTTTGAATCTCACGCAGATACAGCGAGATTCGGAGTACAAAGAAGAACAGTATTTATATTAGGAAAGGATGAGTGACAATGATTAAGACAGATGCTAAACCGGCAACACCGGAATTGATTGCAAATTTAATTGAACTTGGTGCAATTTATGTGAAAGACGGAGAGTTTTATGCAAATGAACCGGGAACATACAGAAAAGAAAAGGAATAGCACCCTTGACCGCAAATCAAACTGCTATTCCAGTAGTAAATAACTATATGTTATTTGCGCTCATTTTATCAAATAAGGAGTGAAAAGTCAAGATGAATACAATTTTATTAAGAGGTACCGTGGCGAGTAAGATTAAATTCTCTCATTCGTCGCATGGTGAGAACTTTTATGAATTTCGCTTAAAAAGCGAAAGAAAAAGCAAGAAAGAGGATATTCTAATCTGCTTGGTTCCAGAGATTATTTTGGAAAAGTGTTTAATCAAAGAAAACGAGAAGATTGAAGTCAAAGGAGAAATTCGGACTATCAATAGGAAAAATTATAAGCACATTTATGTATTTGTGCAGGATGCCATGTGCGGTGGAGAGGTAAATTTATTGTCGGACGTAAATGAAGTAAAAATGGATGCGTATATTTGTATTCAACCTAATTTACGGCGCACATCTGCTTCCAATAGAAGAGTATGTGATGTCATTGTCGCAAGCAACCGACAATACGGCTCCGACTATATTCCATGCATAGCATGGGGGAGATATGCTACATACGTTTCAAAATGCGATGTAGGTACTCATCTGGAAATTATCGGAAGATTGCAGAGCCGTGAATATCACAAGCAGATGGACGATGGCACAGTAGCAGTAAAAACCGCTTTTGAAGTATCAGTTTCAAAAGTCAAAGAAATCGGAAAGGAGAATGAGGATGAGGAAAGCAATGATTCAAATACCGCAGAAGAGGTTTGAAGAACTTATAAAATTGGAAGAAAGAGTAAATGTTGCTGTCGAAACTGCTATGAATGAAGAATATGCTTCCGTTACTGATATTTTGTTTATCCTTGGAACTGAACTTGCTTATGATATAGCAAATGAAAGAAAGGAGAAATATAAGAAGTGGATGAAAGAAAAAATGGAATCTTGATTCCAAACAAAGAATATCGTGCTATGGATGGAGTTAGTTCTTCCGATTTAAAAAAAATGGCTAAATCACCGGCACATTTTCGATACTGGAAAGACAATCCGAAAGAAGATACTCCATCATTGCTTTTTGGTAGGGCGGTTCACAAATACATTTTGGAAAAAGATGATTTTTACAAAGAGTTTGCCGTAGCACCAGATATAAACAGACGAACAAAAGACGGAAAAGCACAGTGGCTTTTATTCCAAGACCAAAACGAGGGAAAAGACATTGTTTCCTTGGATGATTTTCAACAAATAAAAGATATGCATTACGTCTTGTATAGTAATTCATTTGCAAGAACTCTTTTAACTGGCAAAAAGGAACTTTCGTATTTTACGGAAGATTCAGAAACAGGAATTACTATGAAATGCAGACCAGATTGTCTTACAGAAGTAGCAGGAACACACTTTTTGATTGACTACAAAACATGCAATGACGCTAGTACGGATGTATTTATGCGTGATTCAATCAAATTTATGTATGATATGCAGATGGCATATTACAAACATATTCTTGATGAAATACTTGGTGTTGAGCATACGGTAGTTTTTATCGCACAAGAGAAAACTGCTCCATACTGTGTAAACATTATGGAACCAAATGAATATTATATGCGTTCTGGTGCTGATATGTTTAGGGAATACTTAAATCTCTATAAAGAATGTTCAGAAACTGGTAACTGGTACGGATATATGAAAGATGAAGTAAACAGTCTTGGATTGCCGAACTGGTTACAGAAACAGTATGAATCTTTAGGAAGTGAGGTGGAATAAATTGAATAAATTGATTGAATTTTTGAAAGATAGATTTCCAGATGGCGTACAGGCTTTTGATACTAGAAATATTGCTGGAGATAGTATGGTTACAATTTACTATGATGGTGAAATTATGGTTGATTACTGTCCATCTTATGAATACATTGAAATTTTTGGATTAACAAAAGAACAGTTTGAGATAGTGTGCAAAAAAGCAAATTTACATTAAGGAGTATAAAAAATGAGAATAGTAAAAGATGAATGTTTAGGTTGTGCAGCACCAGCTTATCCTTGCCTTGGTAGTAGTTGTCCAAATAGGAAAAGAACGCATTACTATTGTGACCGTTGTAAAGATGAATTTTTACCAGAAGCATTGTATCAGTACGATGGCGAAGAAGTTTGTGGAGAGTGCATATTGAAAGATTTTAAAATTATAGACAGTTGAAAGGAGAATTGATATGTCAAATGAAGTATCAGTAAGAAACAATCAATCGGTTGGTGGGAGTTTTAATAACATTAACCAAGGAACAGTAGCAGTAGAAAGTAATCGTGCTATTGCAGAAGCACAGGGGAAATTGATTATGGCAAAACAGTTTCCAAGAGATTACACAAAATCATATGCAAGTGCGATTGAAGCGTGTCAACGAAAAGGTTTTGCCGACAAAGCGTTTTTCAGTTATCCACGTGGCGGTCAGACGGTAACAGGAGTAACAATCAGATTTGCAGAGGAAATGGCACGATGCTACGGCAATCTTGAATATGGAATCAAGGAAATGTCCCATGAAAAAGGAAAGTCCGAAATGCAGGCGTATTGTTGGGACTTAGAAAACAATACAGTTTCTAGCCAGAACTTTACTGTTGAACACGTAATGGAGACAAAGCAGGGCAACAGAAAACTTACTAGTCAGCGTGATATTTACGAAAGGACAGCCAATGATGGTGCAAGACGTTTAAGAAGTAGAATCCTTGCAATTCTTCCTCCAGATTTAGTTGAGGATTGTATTAAGGAATGTAAGAAAACGATTGCCGGGCAAAATGATATTCCTTTGATTGACAAGGTAAAGAATATGATTACTGGATTTGCTAAGTTGGGCGTAACTAAAGAAATGTTGGAAAAGCGTCTTAATCATACAGTTGAGAGTATCAACGATGATGAATTGACAGAGTATATCGGTATTTACAACGGATTAAAGCAGAAAGAGACAGTTGTTTCTGATTGGTTTGAACAACCAAAAACTGCATCGCAGGTAACGGAACTTTTGAAAGAAGCTGAAAAAGAAAAAAAACAAGAGAGCAAAGAAGAGAAAGGAGATAAAAAGTGACTTATTGCGTAACTATAAAAAACAATAAGAAAAAGTTTCCGCTTAAAGGGTTAAATGAATTGCTTGGTGGAAGAATTTACAATCAAAGATTGAAAAAGTACCACAATCCAGTAAAGAAAGCAAACGATGATATATGCCTGAAAGCCATTAAATGTACTCTTAAAGGCGTTAAAATTAAAAAGCCTATACGTTGTGTGTTTTGGATATTTCCAAGTAATAAAAGACACGACAGAGGCAATCTTTGCAGTGCGGTAGAAAAATCATTTTTGGATGCATTGCAGTTAGCAAAAGTGATTAGAAATGACGGATGGGATGATGTTCTTGATTCGGAGTTTCATACAATGGTAGATACTTCAAACCCTAGAGTTGTTGTTGAAATTGAGGAAATTGGTTAAAAGAAAGAGAGGAATAATTATGGCGTATAAAGCATTTAACACAGATTTTACTTGCAATGGTAAGCAGTACGAAGAAAACACAACATACGAAGAAAGCGGAAATAAAATATGTGAAGCCGGGGTTATGCACTACTGCGAAAACCCATTTGATGTGTTGGACTATTACCCACTTGTAAATGAAAATGGGGAGATTTTAGAATTTGCAGAAGTTGAGCCACTTGGAGATGTTTTCAAACAGGAAAATAAAAGTGCAACTAACAAACTTCATATTAAGGCAAAGTTGGGCTTAAAAGGTTTTATTAAGGCTTGTATAGATTTTACTATCGAGAAAACAAAGATTGAGGAAATTGAAAATGGTATAGAGAATGACAATAGCAATAATTACGCAAAGATTGGCAGTAGTGGAAAT